TCGTCCATATCGACGGCGATGCCCGCCCCGGTCGAAAGTAGGTAACGGCGGGCATAGGTTAGGGATGACCCGAATTGTTGCGGGGTAAGGTTGCCGACCTTGACCGGGTAGGAACCGCCGGGGAACGATTTGCCGGAGGTATGAATAAACGAAAGATGAATAACAATCCGTTCGCGGTCGGGGTCGTCGGTAATAACAAAATTGGGGGCGATGTTAAACGAGGCCGCGGCGGATTTTACCGTATCGAGAATAACGGCGAGGGATGCGTATTTGGACGCTTGGTTGCCTCGTTTGAACGCCGGGTTGACCGAGTCGGCAACGGCGTTTTGGACGGAATTGAGGAACCGAACAAAGTCGATATCCGCGTTGGGAGGAGGGGGGAGGAACTCGTTGGGCATAGGTTTAAGGGTAAAGGATTAGGCGACGGGGTCGGTCGGGGTCGGGGCCTCGGGATCAACGGCGGGAGCCGGGAGGTCGGACTTCTTAAGCTTGCCGAGGGCCTCGGCGGACTTTCGAGAATATTTCTTATTCAAAAAGACATTATAAAAAACGGTATCGTTAACTCCTTGAAACATCGGCGTAAGGAGGCGGGCGACCTTGTCGCCGTCGATAAGGACATAATCGGTTCCGGGGATAACCTTAACCGATGCGGTCGCGGGGATTGGTTTGAGTTTCTTGGACATAGGAAAGGGAGGTTAAGTTAACTTAACAAATGTTAAACAATGTTAAGGTCAGTTAAGGAGGCCGCGACGGGCGGCGTAAAGCATTAACGCGGCATCGGCGTTTGCTTTGGTAATTTTAAGATCGGGCATTAATTCGCGGGCCCGGGCGTAAAGCTCCGTTTTGCGTTGTTCGTAAGTTTGCTTTTCCTCGCGGGCCTTGGAATACCCGACGGCCTTTTGCCACCGTTTCGGGTCGATGCGATGGATTGCAAACCCTTGGGCGATGCAAGCCCCAAGGAGGAACCCGACCCCTTGGTAAAAGGTTGCGATACTTGCCTTGGACTTAACGCCCCAACCGCCTTTCGACGGGGTTTCCAACCATACCTCGACGGAACGATGGGCGAGGGAGATTGAGGCGATAAGTTCGGCGATCTCAATTTCGGTCCCGGGCATCGCAAGGAGGGTCGTTTCCGTCCCGTTGGTTGTGGCGATGGCCCCCGACTTGCCCGCGTCGATGGCGACAAGGAACGCGGAGGGAGGGACGGACTCGGGCATTGGGCGAGGTTTGCGGGTCCTCAAGGGCCTTGCAATCGGATTCATCGGGCGACGAGGTTGGCGACCCGTTGGGCGTAACTTTGTTTCGGGGCAGGGGCAAGGGATGGGTCGAACCCGACGGCCTTTGCCCCGGTTACTCCCATCGTCCAACAAAGGGCGATTTGGGCAGGGGATGGGTTAGGTATCCCTTGGGCGGTCAAACGGCCTCTTATGACCCGGAGGAGGGCCGCGGCGACCATATCTTGGGCAACCGGGGACCGCCAATCTCGGCGGGGGTAGGTCGGACGGCCCTCGGAGGCAAGGCGGGCGTTCGCCTCATCCCATCCCGCCCGTTGGACTTGGTATTGCCCCAAGCTTTGCCCGCGGTCGCCGACGGCGAGGCGGTCGGACCCGGACTCGACGGCCCCGATTGCCGCGAGGATTCGGGCATCGGATTGGGCGGAGGCCGAACAACCGAGGAGGAGGAGGGCGACGATCGAAACGGTTCGGGTGTTCATTCGCTTCCCCTTTCGACTTGTTGGATTTGCTCCCCGATCCAACGCATACAAGGGACCGCCATCGAGTTCCCGCAAGCTTGATACCTTGGGCCGTCGGGACATTGTTCTGCGGGTTTCCCCTTCCAAGGGATTTTCGACCAATCATCGGGAAACCCTTGCAATCGTTCGGTTTCTCGCGGCGTTAACCTACGGACCGCAAACCCCGGGGGGACGGCGACGGCGTGAGGGCCTTTTGAAATAAGGGTATCCATTATGTCCGTTTGCTCAATGTGCGGGGCGTATTGAGCGTTTTCGCCTTGGTTAAAGGCGGCCCGGTCGATAACGATTGGTAATCCTCTCCCCGTCCCGTCCTCGCTTCCGTGGTAAGATTTAGTTAAACAATGCGTCGTCAACCCGGTAACGCATACCCGTCGACCAACGCTTTCCTTAACTCGTCGGGGATTATCATTTTCCGTTTGTCGACTCGACGGATTATCCCGCGGCAAGCTTTCGGACTTAAATAAAACTTGGGCGGCAAGGGACCATCCTCCAAAACCTCGGCAAGCGATGAGGAAAACCCGCCGTCGGCGTTGGGGGACTCCGAACTTTTCAGCGTTAAGGATTCGGTAAGCGAACCCATACCCGAGCTTAACCAACGCCCCGATAAAGGAACCAAAGTCCCGTCCTCCGTTAGATGACAATGCACCGGGGACATTTTCCCAAACGACCCATTTGGGTTGGAGGCGATCAACCAATCCAAGAAAGACGAGGGCAAGGTTTCCGCGGGGATCGTCGAGGCCCTTTCGGAGCCCAGCGACGGAGAAGGATTGGCAAGGAGTCCCGCCGACCAAAAGGTCGATTGAACCGGGGTCGATGGGCCAAGATTTGTATTCGAGGAGGTTTCCATAATTAGGGGTTTGGGGGAATCGATGTTTGAGGATTGCGGAGGGGAATGGGGATATCTCGGAGAAACCGACGGGGACCCAACCAAGGGGTTCCCAAGCTACCGTCGCGGCCTCCATCCCCGAACAAACGGAAAGATAACGAATCGGTTTCATCGTTCAATCCTCCGGGGAACGGACGACCCCTCGACCTTGATGCCATCGGGGAACGAATACGAGGTCGTAAGGCCGACCCAACCCCCCGCGGCGAGATAGGGTTCGATGTAGACATCGACAAGGCCATCGGCCCGCAATTGGGAGGCGGTCGCATCGCACATCTTACGGAGGACCGGGAGGGCAAACTTGGCGGCGGAGATGTCGCCCGTAAGGATGCGGTCGTTCGCCTCGAAAAACTCCCATTGGAGGTTTTGGACCTCCTTGAGATGTTGAAATGTCATCGGATTAAAACTTGGGGTTGTCGATGATCTCAAGGAGGGACGGTCCGTCCGCAAGGGCGAGGATATAAAAGGCCAAAGCGAGGCCGATGGCGAGGGCGAGGAGGAGTTTCATTTGGGGGCGTTGGGTTTGGGTTGGGGGGAATTAGGATTGGACGCGGGCCTCGATTTCGTCCCAAGCGGCGGCGTTCAGTTTATTGCGACGGCGGGTTTCCGAGGTCGCCTTGGCGACGAACCCGGCTTGCCGCCAAGAGAGAGGGCCTTGGACCAATTGAGAGGCGAGGGAGGAATGAAAGTCGGACTCTTGGGCGGCGAGGAGGGCAAGGACATCGGCAAACCGTTCGCGGCGTTCGGCCTCGACAGCTTCCCGGGCGGCGACGGCGGCCTCGAACTCGACCTTGCGGGCATCGCGGCGAGCGTTACGGGCGGCGACCTCCTCGTCGGTAAGGCGATACTTGATCGCATCCTTGTCGACCCCGATTTTTTCGGCACAATCGGAACCAACGAAACGGCGAACGCCCTTTTCGTCGACGATAACGATATGATGAATAATCCCCATTCCGCATTGAGAACAAGTCCCGCAACCCGCCGGGAGGTTGGAAACGAGGTTGTTATACGCCGAGGGATTGTGTTCCGCGAGGGACGGCGACGGGATTGAGAAAAAACCGACGATGCGGGCAGTTCGGAGGGGAGTATTCATCGGGAGCGTTGGGTTGGTAAGGACAAAATGGACGGGGTCGGGGCGGTCGTCAACCCCCGATTGCAAAGTTCCTTTACCCGTTCCCGTTCGGGAATATTTGTATACTTTACCCCCTAAAAGTTTCCAAATGTTCCCGTTCGGGCATTTTATGGAAACCGACATATCCCGCCCCATATGTCGACCGCCCCGCCGATGCCCCTTTAAAGGCCCCTAGGATGCCCTAGGAATCGCTTTCCCCGCCCGCCCGTCTAAAGTATCGGACGACAACCCCGACCCCCAATCCTAGGCAACCCGTCCCGAGGGCGATGCCGAGGTCCTTGACCGCCTTAAGTGCGGATTGGGCGGTATTCAATTGCCGTTCCAAGTCCGCGGAGTCCGAGGCGATGCGATCCGCCCCAAGGAGGAGGGCCATCGAGTTTGCGTTACCCATCGTATCGAGGACGAACCCGGCGATATAGGCCGCAAGGACCGCAGTCGCCCCCGCCGCAATCGTCAACCCCGCAATCGCAACCAATAGGTTACTTTCGGCCCCGCGTTGGTTTGTTGGTTCGCTTGGCATTGGTTCGCTTTCCGCCGAGGGGGATGCCCGCGGCCCGTTCCGCCTCGTTTACCTTGGCCCGGAGCTTGGCCCGGACCCAATCCTCGACCGCCTGTAAAATCTCGGGGGCACAATACCCGCAAACCCCCGTGACCGCATATCGGATTTGTTGGTTTGTAATATACCCCTCAAGGAAAGTCCCCGATGCCCAAGCCACGGCGGAGGCCGCGAATAATCGCTTGGCGACCCAACCCCAACCGACTTTTTCGTTCATCATCATTACCCGGGTCGACATCCCAAGGAGCCCGAGGATTGCGGCAATCGCCCCTTGCCGGACCTCCGGGGAAATGGAGGACCCGACATCGGCGGGGGCGGAAGGGGGAGGCGGAGGGGACATTAGGTAATCCGAACGGGGGTCGTATGCTTACCGAGGAGGACGCGGCGGTAATTGATTTTCCAAAGGAGGCGGGCGACGGCTTTTCCGACGCGGTCGACCTCTCGTTCGGAAAGCCCGGGCATCGCAATATGCAAAGATTCGTGAACGGCGACCTCGAGTTCCCGGGCGGGCGATAAACGGGTATCGATTTCTACCAAGGGATGCGACGGATCGCAAGTCGCCATTCCCCAAGCTTTCTCTCGCCCGAGTTTTCGGAATACGACCCGGGGGACCTTAACTCTCTTTCGGGACATCGGGGGATTTGGTATATTTGTCCAAGGGCCCGGGCGACGGGATGATCGCGGGAACGGGGCGGGATTTACGGAACGCGGCAACCCCGCCGACGATGAGCCCCGAGAAAATGACCCCGGAGAGGATGGGAAGGAACCAAGGGGTATCGAGAAGGAACGGGACGGACGAGCAAAGGAGGGCGAACAACCCGGCGACCGCGGCCTTGATGTATTGACCGACTAGGGCGAGGCCGAGGGCGATGAGGACGCAAAACCCGGCTCCAACCATTGACGAGTTTCGGAGGCCGTCCTTTTTGACCGCCTCGACCTCCTTGGTTAGATCGGCGATGCGGGTATCCTTAAGGGCCGAGATACGGAGGGCCTCCCGTTGGTTTGCTTCCATCTTGGACCAAGTTAAGTCGATGGCGGCAAGGAGTCGTCGGCCCGCGTCCTCGGCCCGCTTGTATTCCGCGGGGTCGGCCTTGGTTGCCCGTTGACGAGCAAAGGCGACATCGGCCTCGGACGGGGCGGGGAGGTAGGAAAGGGCGACCCCCGTTTCCGCCCGGACGACGGCGGGGCGTTCCGCATTTTCCCGGGCGACCGTGACCGCGGCGGCGAGGCGGGAGTCGGACTTATCAATCTCCTTGCCGACTTTGTCGACGATGCCGGAGTCCGTCGGGGATACGGGTTGGTCGGGGATAGGATCGCGGGCGGTCGGGCAACCGACTAGGGCGACCAAGGCGAATACCAAAATCGACCCTATCGTAAAACGGTTTCGACCGTTATTCGCTTTAATAAGCATCGGGGTAATTAAAGCGAAACGCCCTTGGCGTTAATTAAGGACGCTTGAGGGCATCGAGAAGGGCCTTGCCCTTATCCTCGGTCGACTTGAGCTTGGCGGCGTTGTTGCGGGCGAAAAGGATACCCGCGACGAACCCCCCGAGGAGGGAAAGGACGATGGCGAT